GGCTGATGGAACGGGAGCGACCGATCTCCCGGATGACGGCTCGCGCGATGGTCCGGGATGCGATCGGATCGAGACCGTCGCCGTTCGACAGCGCCGATGCCGCGCTGCTGCCGACCACGACTTCAACCACGATCTTCTGGATGGTGGTCAGGCCGGCGGCGGCGCGCTCGGCCTCGAGCTTGCGCGCTTCGGCGAGCGCGGCGTCAGCCTTCTTCTTCGCCTCGTCGGCCGCCTTCTGCTCGGCTTCGGCGCGACGCTGGCGGTTTTGCTCCAGCGTCTTCTCTGCCTGCACCAGTTGGTCGACCACGGCCGGATCGATGAGGTTGTACTTTTTCTCGAGTTCCTTGCGCTTGGCCGCGAAGTCGTCGAACTCGGCGTTGAGGTCCTGCGTTGCCTTGATGGCGGCGTACAGGTCCGCCTGCTGAGCGCGGAAGGCATTGCCGAGCTGCAGGTTGTTCTGGGTCCGGATGAGGCGGATGAACTCCTCGCTGACGCCGGAGATCGACGTGGTCAGCGACCTGGCGGCAGAATCGGCGGCGCCTACGCCATCGGCGGCCTTCTGACCCGCATCGCCGATCTTCTCGACGTCCTTGGCCGCTTCCCTGGCCTTGGTGCCGAGGCTGTCCAAGTGGTCGATCGCTTCCGGCAGCGCCTTGTTCAGCGCCTCCGGCGCCGCCTTGCTCGCGTTCGCCAGCTCGGCCAGCTTCGCCTTGATCTGGCCCAAGCGCTGGCCGAAAGCGGCGGTGTCGATCGAACCCCCGGACAGCGCGTCCTGCAGCGACTTGCGCAGGGTCTCCAACTCCTTCGAGGTCGAGGCCTGCTGGAATGCCTTATCGAAGGCCTGCGCGATGGCCTGGCTGCGCTGCTCTGCCGTGAGCCCGAGCCGCTGGACCTCGCGCACCGCGCCGGCGAACTGGTTGGTCACGGCGCGACCGGCGCGGGTGAACCCGGTCTGGATGGCTTCGACGTCCACGCCCAGCCGGCTGAGGTTGATCTTGTCCAGCTCCGCGGCGAAGGCCTTGGCGCCCTCGCTACCGGTGCCCAGCGCGGCCGCTGCGGCGGACTGCAGCGCAGGCAGGTCTTCCTCGGCGACGCCGATCAGGGCCTTGTGCAACTCGTCGCGGACCGCCTGCCCTGCAGAGGCGCTACGCATGGAGATCTGGTCGATGATCCCGACGGCATCCTGCAAGCCCTTGGGGCTGGCGAAGTTGACGCCCTTGAATATTCCATCGACAGCTTTTGCCGCGCTCTCGCCCTTGGACCTCAGCGCATCGAAGCCGGCAACCGCCCTATTGACGAATTCCGCGAGGGCATTCTGCTCGGCGGCAGTTTTCGCAAGCTGTGAAAGCTGCTGATCAACGTCTGCGACCGCTGCCTTCAGCTCTTTCCATCGCTCGGTTGCCGTCGCTTCCTGCTGCGCGTTTCCAGTCTCTCGCGCAGCACGAATCACGCCGCCGTAGTAGGCCAGAGCCGACTTCAGGGCAAGCTGATACTCCTCGGCCTGCGTCCTGGTGAGCGCGCCGACCTCCTGCGTGCTCTTGATGACGACCGATGCGTAATTCGCATAGAGGGTCTGCAACTGCTTGCCGAGCGCCAGACGCTCCTGCCCGGCCATTGCGACGGACCTCTCGAAGGCGTCGACCTGCGCCATCGTCGCCTGGTATTCCTTGATCGCCTCGTTCAGGCGGATCGCCTGAGACACCGCATATTCGACTCCCGCGACCGCGATGCCGATCTGCAGATTTCTCGGAATGGCCGCGAGGGCCCCACGCAGACCTGCGATCTTTCCAGTTGCACTGCCCGCCGCCCCTGCCGCCTCCGCTGTCGCCGCAGTCAGCCGCGTCATTTCGAGGACGGATGCACTGAGCCCGGAAACGAAGTTGACGAGCTTGATCCCGTAGTACACCTTCGCGAGCCCGATGATCGCGTTGGCATGCGTGGCGATCGTGAGCGTGAAGTCCTTGAGCAAAGAAATCGCCGGCAGCATCTCACGGCCGAAGTTCTTTAGGGCCTCGACTGTGCTGATGATCCCCGCCGACACTCGTCCGGCGATCACATCCAGATTCCCTGTCGAGCCCAGCAGGCTCTGGATCTGCTGCTTGAAATATTCGGTGACGCCGCTATCGGCGACCTTGTTCAGGAAGTCCGTCCACCGCGCCTGCAGTTGTGCGAACAGGCCACTGAGGCTGCTGAGGCCCTGCTGGGCCGCACCGGCATTGGCCTTGCCGATCTCCTCGTAGAGGGCCTTGATGGTGTCGCGGCCCAGCTTGCCCTGTTCGCTGAGCTTCTGGAGCTGGGTGACGTTGAGGCCAGTCGCCTTTTCCAGCAGCGACCACACCGGGACGCCACGCTCGACCAGTTGCAGGATTTCCTCGCCCTGCAGCTTCTGCTTGGCCCAGGCCTGCCCAAGCGCGAGGACCTTGCCCTCCAGATCCTGCTGGCTGCCGCCGACGGCAGCGTTCTGGTCGATGAGGGCCTGCAGCGAGCCGTTGAGCGGATCGAGACCGAAGGCCTTCAGCTTCTTGGCCTGATCGACGATGTCCTGGAAGGCCAGCCCGTTCTGCTTAGCCAATTGCTTGAGATCGGCGAAAGCGCGGTTGCCGGCCGCCTGCGAACCGTATAGGTTCGCCAGGCTGCGCTGAGCGCTCTCGGACGCCGCCGCGACCTTCAGCAGGTTGACGACGCCGCCGGCAGCCTCGCGGAAGCCAAGGTAGACGCCGAGGCCGGCGAGCACCCCCTGCATGCTGCGCAGGGAAGACAAGAACCCGCCGGACTTCCCAGCGAATCCGCTCTGCGCCGATGCCGCCTCTTGCACCTTGCGGCGATAGTCGGCCAACGCGCTCGCGGCTTCCTCGCTGAGGTCCCGGCCATCGCCAAGGAAGCGCGAGAAGTCGGCCCGGCGCGCGGCCAGATCTACCGTGGCGGCACGCGCTTTTGTGATCGTGTCGGTGAGATTCGAGAGCTCCCCGCGGGCGGCAGAGAACTCCTTTCGCAAGGCCGCCTCGTCCTGCCCCAGCCGCTGGGTCTGCACGCCCATCGCGGCCAGTTCCTGCCGCGCCTTCGTCACTGCCAGGCGCTGGCTTTCGGCTGCATCCCGGTACTTCTTTGCCGTTTCGACGGCGACCTTCTGGATCTTGACGATCTCGGCGCTGCTGGTATCGCCACCCTTGAACTCGGCGAACAGCGCATTGACGGCGGCCTGCGCACGGTCGAGCTCGGACTCCGCCGCCACGAGATCGCGCTTGAGTTTCGCGAAGGCCTCGATCTTCGCCATCTTCTCGGATGAGGCGGCGATGTTGTCCAGCACGCGCTGGACAGCCGCGCCCTCAGCATCCGAGACCGTCCCGAGTTCATTGAACTGGGCGATGAGCGCCTGCAACTGGTCGTCGCCCGCTGTCTCGAGCACCAGCCGGATCGCCTCGATGTATTTCGGGTTCGCCATGGTTACCTTTTGATCAGCAGCTTGATCTGGCGGTCGAGTTCTGCGGTATAGAGATCGCGAAACGCCTGGCTGATCCTCGGTGCATAGCGCAGGTCCTCGCCAAGCATCATTTCGAGCGGAGACGGACCGCGAAGCAGACGAACAGGGCCACGCCCATAGCGTTTTCCGTCACCCGCTGGATTCTTCTTCCGCACAAAAATCCCACGCCTCACGGTGTCTTCCTTGATGGTTGCGCCACTGACGCCTCGCCAACCGATCGATGCGACGAATGCTCCGGCATAGGCCTTTCGTTCGCCGGCATGTACCATTGCCGTCGCACCCTTGCTCCTCTGGCGCTTGAGGTTGCTGCCCCTGGGCCGGGACCAGCGACCGGAGAACTCCAGCAGGTTGATGCGGCGACCAGTCGCTTCAACCGCGACGTAGTCCTCGCGCTTCCTGTCGCGGCCGCTCACGACCCGATATGCCCCACGCAGCGCCGACAACTTCACGCCGTAGCGGCTGCGCACATCGGCGTTCACCATCGCGACGCCAGACCGGTACGTGGACACCTGTGCGCGACGCGCTGCCTGCTTGAGCTGGTCTTCGTCGAAGCCGACAACAAGGGCGCCGAGTCTGGACAGCGCCTCGCTGTTGCGGGCTCGGACGAAACGTCGCGTGCGCCCGCTCATCGACACATGCCCTGCGCTGCTGCCGAATCGACCGGCAGCAGCGGGATCAGGGCGGTGTCGACGGCAGTCGTCACGCCGCCTGCTCGTACATGTCGAAGGTGTAGGCCGCGGGGGCATCCACCGGCTTGATCATCTTGCCGGTCAGCGTCGGACTGAGCACCTCGCTGGAGAACCAGTCGATGTCGCCATCCAGCGTGAGCTGCGCCTCGTAAACCACCAGCGCACCCTGCTCGCCGCTGACGCGGTCCTCCATGTCGCCGGTGATGTAGAACGTCTCGGTGGGCGTGGTGCCGCCGAGGATACGGGTGCCGCTGACGTCGTC